CGCATCTCATCGCGTCTTACATCAATATCCTCAATAAAGTGTTGGTAGGTTTTCATTTGACTTTTTTCAATATTTATCCTCTCAACTTACTGTGGACATTATCTTTGATTTGGTTATAGTCGGAATAGTTGGATCCGTCAAGAGTATTGTTATCATCAAACACTTCACTATATCCTGACTTCTCAATAATCTTATTCTTGATTTCTAACTGACGCTTTTCTCTTTGAATCCTACGGAGAAAAGCATAATGAATGATCTGTGTAAAGTAAGCAAAAGGATTCTGGGATTTCTCAGGATTAAAATTATGAATGTACTGAACGCAATTTTCGATTCCATCAGAGATCATGTCCTCTTTGAACATGTAGTTAACAAAGTTTGGTTTGAAAGAGAGATGATTAGCAATCTTCAGAAAACACTCACCAATATATCTTGGGATTGGTGGTTTTGTATCCCATCTCTTTGATCTATCCTCCTTTGTTGGTTCCCTACCATACTTCTTGATAAAGGCAGACTCTACATCATTACGATAAACGATCAATGCTGCTAAAAACTCTTTGTTGTTGACGTAATGTTCAGACCTCTTTCTCTTAGCCATACCAGAAATTATCATAAGTTTATCTCATATTATGTATAGATTATATCATCTGAAGAGAAACTTGACAAGTTCTCTAAATCTCTGTAGAATAACTCTGTTAGGGTTGACAAGGGAGGTATAGCTTAGCTTTGATTACTCTTATAGATCTTCTCTAAGATCTCTTTTGCATCATTTACATTACCAATACGACCCATCTTTCTATCAATAATGGATTCATTATTGTTTTTCTTATTTGATGATCTAACATAATCTTGATACATCATAATCATTTCAATATCTGTTGATTCAGACATAGTAAGAACATCTTCAATATTGATCATAAACATATCATCAGTGGTTGTTTTCAACCATGGTTCTACTTTGTATCCAGCAACTTTACCTTTACTCTTAATTTCATTAACAATAATTGGATTGGATATTAGTAGTAAAGTTCTATCATCTTCTTCAGAGGCTGCTACCTTTGCAAATATTTCTTCCCCTGTTTTTAATTTTACTGTTGCGTAAAAATCTTCTTCTATCATACCTTTAGTTGAATAGTGATTATCTCATAGTTAAAGTTTTCCTCATTATATGTTTTGATCCTTTCTATGAAATGATTGAGTGTATAGTTTCTTCTAGATTTTGATGAACAATCATCAGCAATATCGTACAAAGTTGCTTTTACTTTGTTTTTTCCTTTTCTAAGAACTCGTCCAATACTTTGAAGATTACGGATTCTGGACTTACTTGGAGAGGCAAAGATGACATTATGGAGATTTTTAATATTGATACCTGTAGAAAAAGTTCCATAAGAAGCAACAATGATTGCATCGTTTTCTCTTTCTGTAATTTCTCTAACTTTCTCTCTTTCCTCTGCGTCTATACCACCATACACAAAAAATACCTTACGGTTATTTTGCTTGCTATTATTTATCTGGTCATAAAGAACCTTACCATGTGCTTCTACTCTCAGAAAAAGAACAAGAGTATTGCCCTTGAGATCTAATGTAAGATTTTTGATAAAACGATTTCTTTGTTCATGTGAAATCAAATATTCAATTTCGTCATTATAAGTTTCAAACTTCTGTGGTGGATGCTTGAGAACAAGACATTGAATATCAAGTTGTGATAAATGTCCTTGTCTCATCAACTCATCAGTTCTTGTAACTTTATATGATGGGCCAAATAAACCTTCTAGAACCCACTTATGAGTTTGAGTTCCATCAAGTGTTCCTGTAAATCCAAATCTATATTTTGCATGATGTAGTTTAGTCATGATTTGAATCAGAGACTTTGATTTGAATAAATGTGCCTCATCACCTATAACCACTTCAAATCTTTCAAACCATGATCTCTCTAACTTATAGATAGACTGCCATGTAGTAATGACAATTGGACGATCATCATATTTCTCCTTACCACTATAAATCTTGTGGCAATAGTTCTCAACGTCCCATCCATATTCTTGGAAGTCCTTATACATCTGCTCTACAAGACTTGTCGTGGGAACAACTACGAGAATATTTTTTCCGTGCTCAACGTAATATCTTGCTAATGAATAAATCATCAGAGATTTGCCTGATGCAGTGGGAGATATCAATAGTTTTCTATTATGTTTTAGAGCACCGTATACTCCCTCAATTTGGTATTGACGTGGCTCATGAACTGAAATAGATCTGATATAATCCTTTACACCTTCTAAAGAAATAAACTCATTCTCCTCATATGGAGTTCCGTAGAATTTATTGTTTTCAAATTTATATGTGTATCCGTATTGCTTACAGAAAGATACTATCTTATCCAGCAGACCGACATAGATCTGCTTTGAACGCATATCATATAAATGAATTTCTCCATTCCAGTTTCTACCACGATATTGTGGCATAAACTTTGCATTAGGAACTTCGAACTTAAAGTGATCTCTAAGTTCATACTCAATATGAGGTTCCGTATTGATTTTTAAAAATACTTCGTTAGATTTTGATATAACAAGATTTGCTGTTGTATCAATCACATAGATCCATTCATCTAAGGATATTTATGAATCTGCCGGAGGAGTTGTTGAGATAGCACCCACATGAACTTTATTATTAACCCCAAAAAGATGTGCATCTAAACGTGCTTCATCTTCAATTGGATCTCCGCTACGATTAATGGTTCTAATGTGAGTAACACCTACTCCAACTTGATAAGAAACTTCAAAAGTTTTGTCAGTTGTTGTTACAATAGTATATGTCGTAATACCTGCAACATAAACTGATGGGTCTGTACTAATAGCCATATCAAAAATATAAAGTCCGATATATTTATCACATGTTATTGAACCTATGTTCTAACATGATTCTATAGAAATGATCTCTCATTGCAATAAGATCTTCTTGCTCCTCAGCAGGTCCTCCAGACCATTTTTGGCACGCTTGAGACAGACCTGTATGAATGATTCTTATTCCTTCTATTGGCATTTCTATTTGATAAAAGTCTTCCTCTTCCATTACCCTAATCCTGCATTAAATCTCATAAACTCAATAGCATTTTTTATTTGATAAGTTCTATTTGTAATCTGCTTCAGAATACTTTCAATGTATACTAACATAGTATCGTAATAATCAATCTTCAAACAAACCGTAGAAAGTTTTTCATCGGCATCAAGATATTTTTGCATTGTATCTTTGTCTCGAATCTTTTTTGGAAAAGGATTCTCGACATATACCTCTGGATCTGCTTTACCGCTAAAATATTCGTAGCGTTCGTGTCTTATATTTTTTCTTTGCTGTTCTGCTTTCTTTCTCAAAAGAAAGATTGTATTATACATTTCAAAATACTTTGCATGAAGAGAAGGAATGTTAGTAGATTCTATATGGAGATTATCCATATCAATCTTTGAATCTTTCTCCCACATCTCCTGAAGTTTATCAAGATCAATCATAAAGGATTGTTTTCCATATCTACTATATTGTAGATAGTATACTTGAAACTTACATCTGCTGTAAAGTAATCGATATCTGTATCAGTTGCATCAAAAGTAAGAGTTGATAGCGAATATGGAAATACATCTTTAAACATTACTTGAAATTTTGGTACAAGATTGTTACTCAAAATTTGAAGTGTTGCATCTGAGTAAATATTCAAACCTTCATTAGGGTAAGCTCCACCAACATCTCCCTTACCCAACTTCTGAAGATTTGTAATATCATCATGACTTTCAGGATACCCAAGTCCACGAATCCATTTTTGTATTTCCATATAATTGGTAAGATCTTCATCAATCAAGAATCTTAGTTTTAAATCTTCAAACGCAACTTTATCTCCAGGAAGATCAATATCCTTAAGATATGTTGGTTGCACAGCAATACCAAGATCTAGTGCAGGTATATTTGCAGAGTTGCAAAAAAATGATACTCCTGGACTTCTTCTCAAAGAAAACTTAAATCCAGTTGGTGATAAAAAATTTCTATTTTCTATCGGAGTTCCTCTTGTTGTTGACATAATTACTCGCTAACTACAACTGCGTTTTCAAAATGTTTTGGTGTATGAGTTATTCCGTTATAAGTCACTGTAACGTTTTTAGCATCATTAGCATCCGATTCAGAATCATAAACCTTTCTATCATCATATAAATCAGTCCAAGCATTATTACCTTTGTAATAAATGTCTCCAATCGATGGATTCAATACACTTTTAGTTTTAATATGATAAGGCATTTTATTCAGTACTTTACTTTGCTATTTAGATAAAAAAAGAGGGGTCCGAAGACCCCCCAGTATAACCTTGTGAAAAAGAATCACATGAGGTTCTTGACAGTAACGCGACGATAGTAGCGGTTGCTGTTGATGCGGAGGCGACCCAGACCTGCGGTGGTTCCTTCTGCGAAGGGATTAGCGACCATGCCGTAGCGGGTCTTAAAGCCAATCTTGGGCTGGAAGGAGTTCTCTCCAACGGCACGAACCATCTGGAGGGGAACATAAGGACAATAGAAGAGTCCAGCGTCATAGGGGGAAGTACCCTTATAACCAACAACGTAGTACTGGTTAGCAGCAGAGTTTGCCGAATAAGGATCGATGTAAACTCTATACTTACCTTGAAGTACACCAGCGAAGGTGTTACCGGTGTCATCAACGTTGAGGTTAGCGTTGAGTGCAGGGGTGTAATCAAGAACACCTGCCATGGTGAGTGCAGAAGCAACATCAGCAGAGCAGAGGATCATGTTACCCTTTCCTCTACGAGTGCGCTGTGCAATAGCGTTAGCATCGCGCTCGATTTGGAACAGAAGACCCTTGAACTTCTCAACAGACCAACGACCGTTGGAGTCGATGTCGAGGTCGAACTCACCACCAGTTGCGACGTTGGTTTGAGCACCAGCTTCAGCAATCTTGTAGACAGTTCTGATGACTTCNCGGTTGATCTCAGCAAGAATCTCAGTGGAGAGAATGTTTGCGAGTTCAGCCTCAGCATTCAGACCATGAATTGCCTTCAGGTCTTGTGCCAGTTCCAAGGAGTACTCAGCCTTGAGTGCTCTTGACTTAGCAGTAACAGTGACCTTCTCGATCGAGAATGCCATCTGGTTGAAGGCATTGTCACCAGTACCATCCAGTGCTTCAGCACTGTCGGTACGCATACCCTGACCGACGTTATAACCGGTGGAGGATGCGGAACCAGTTGGGTTCAGAACTGAAGGGTTGGTTCCAGACTGAGAAGTAGTACCCAGACCAGCAGCTGCATCGGAGAATCCGTTTGCATCATCCAGACCCTTGGGTTGACCGGAGAATGCGGTATCTGCTTCGTCGAACAGTGCTTCAGAACCACTCTGAGTGCTGTACTTCGAACGCATTGCGAAGATGAGTCCGGTAGGACCACTCATGGGTTGAACGCCAGCCAGGTCATATGCGACCAGGTTAGGCATAGAGCGTCTGATCAGGGAGATCAGAACGGGGTCGAAACCTGCAACAGGTGAAGATGCGCTAGCACTAAAACCAGGGGTATCAGCGGCAGACTGTGTGTTGACGTTGGGTTGCTCAGCAAGCATTCCGCCATTTTCAAATGCGGATTGCTCACGAAGGAATTTTTCTTGGTTTTCTAACAGGACTGCGGTTACTGCTCTCTTATGGGAATCTGTGATTTTATCAAGACCCTCATGGTTGAGGAGAGGTGCCCACTTTTCCTGCAGATGCTCGGATTGGAACATTTGCGGTTACCTAAAATACGTTTGTGTTTGATTTAATGTTAAATTCAGTTGTTCTTGCTAAAAGAACCCAGTGTTCTGATGTATGCAGCCATTGAATCAGAGTAAGACTCCGAACCAGAGGCATCTACACCTTCTGAGAGGGTTTCAATTTTAGCAGCGGAAGACTCTTTCTTGGAGGCAAAATATGACTCCTTGAGTGTTTCTACCTTGTCACGATATTGTTCTTCACTTTCAAACTCAACACTTTCGGCAAGTGAAGCGAGCTTCTCTTTCTGAGTCTGTGCAAGACCTTCAGAGACTTGATCTAAAATCCCATCAGCAACCGACTCTGAGAGACGCTTGTTAAGGGAGATGTTCTTCTCAATTTGCTCGTTGAGTTTTGTCTCCATATCATCAAGTTTTACTACCATGCTTTCCAGCACATCATATTTTTCTTCAGGGATTGATACATAATGTTCTTCAAAAAGACCCTTCATTCCAGAAAGGAATGATTCGGTCATTTCAGTCTTAAGACCAGCTTCAACTGCGAGTGCATTTTCTTCAAACCACTCGTCAGCAACATACTCAAGATAAGAATCAACACGCTCAGAGAGTGATTCTTTTGCTGTTTGGATTTCTTCGGACAGCTTCTCTTGATATTGTACTTCTAATGATTCTTTAATTTCTGCAATCTTGGAGTTGATTGCTGCTTCAAAGATAGTTTTTGCTTTCTCTTTGAACTCTTCGGAGAGTTCTTCGCCACCAAGAAGAGCATTAACATCTTCTTCGATATCATATTCTGCAGTTTTTTCTACGGATTCATCTTCAGAGACAACAGTTTCAGTAGAAACTTCTTCTTCTTCAATTGTCTCTTCTGTGGGGAGTTCTTCTTCTTCTTTCTTCATAGTAGGCATTGAATCTGCAGCGTGTGCTCCTTTGTTTACAATATCTCTTACTTGCTTAAGAGTGCCACCAGGTGTCTTCAGCTTTGCTGAATCGTCATCAGGCTTGTAGTTTTCGGGAGTAGGACCGCCAAGATCTTCAACACTTCCTAACTGGGTGCCAGGATCTGCCATGTGTGCCATAGGCTCAGCAGACTTTGCTCCAGCATTAACAGCGGTGCGAGATTGCTGTGTCTTTACTTCCATTTCTTGTAATTTTTTGCCACGAGACATTTTGACTCTCCGTTTTTTTCCGTATTAAAACTATATTTATTTATAATATTAAAGATTCGATAAGAAGTTATTGAACATCTCTAACTTGCGTTCATCTAACTGCTTTTGAGTTACAAAAGTATTGATTTCTTTGTATGTTTTTTCTGCAAACTTCTCACGAAGAATACCACCATCCCATACCCATTCTTTACCTTCCATAATACCTTCAACAAAAGCATCAGGAGCAGAAGGATCAGCAACAATATCAGCAGCAGTTGCTAACATAAAATCATCACCAACTACATTAACACCTTCACGAGTCATTTTTAATGATCCAATACCACGAGAAGAAACTCCAAGTTTTACACCTTCTTCAATCAAAGAAGATGCAATCTTACCCATTGGGGTATTGAGGATTTTTGCTTTACCAACAAAGTTGGAACCTGATTCTCTTAGAGAGACTATTTTATGTGAAACTCTATCAAGATTGACGGTAGGACCATCTGGATGACCAAGTTCTCCAAGTGCCCTACCTGCTTGAACATGGTTTTCATTATAACGAGAAACCTCACGACGAAGTGTCTCCATAGGGTACATACGACCATTACGGTTCTTAATGTTGCCCTGAAGGAAAACTCCTTCAATATACATAGATTTCTTACCGTTCTTCTGCTCGACAAGAAATTCTACTGATTCTATCTCTTCTCTGATTAGTTTCATCGTGAAAACAGGTCTTTATTTATTATTTATAGTTATGGACTTGTTATAGGATCATTATTTGCATCATGCCTTTGATAAGTACCAACTCCTACTGGATTATTGTTCTCATCATGACGTTGATATGCTGATGGTGTTCTGGTTCCTATCCCTGCCGTGCTATTATAAGTGTATGCAATATAATCATCATTAAAGTTTTCATAAGTCACAGAGGAAAATCCAGTGGTTCCGCCAAGATCAGTAACAGTTGTAAAACCAGGTTGTGGTGATGCTACATCATTATTTGCATCATGGCGAATGTATACCATCAGTCTGTTTCCTCTTCAGTCTCTACTTCAATTTGATCTTCTCCACCAAAAACAGCATTAGCTACCATAGGACGAAATGCATCGACTCTCTGAGCAGATTTTGCATAAAGAAAATCCTTAATTGTATCACTGATTTGAGATGGTGACTCGTCAGCAATGATCATATCTAAAAGGTCATCCATTTAAATGTATATTGTACGACTATGGGTATTTATATCTCCCCACCTTTGGGAAGTTCTGGTGCCTCTGTTGAAGATCCATCAACTTCAGGTTCCATTACTGGAGCACCTAAATCCATACCTACCGCAGAATCTAAAGGTTGACCAGTTTCAGGATCAATAGGTACATTAGGATCTGGAATCACGCCATCTTTAATCTCTTTTTTTATCAATGCATCTTGCTCAAGAATTTCTACATCAGTTTGACGGAGAATCTTGCGACGTACATAATCTTGAGAATAGTACTTGCCAATATATGGTTCAGCAGTTTGAGCAAGAGTCAATCTTTCATTAAGAAGTTCTGCTTCTTTTAACTCTGAGAAATGATTATCATAAAGGAAGTCATATTGAATATGCTCGCTCATCACTTCCCAATCTTCGGGAGTAATGATGTTTTTGAGAATTAGTTGAGTTTTCAACATGTCATTAAACATATTAGAAAATCTCTTTCTCAAACGTGCAACAAACTTAGTGAACTTCAGTTCGTCTCTGAGGATTTCAGAGGATCTACCAAGATTAAATCCACCTTCTCCGTCCATTCTGCTTGGCGGTACGTTAAGGGACCTGTAAAGTTTCTTTTTAAAGTATTCAATATCTGTGATCTCTCCAAGATTTTGACCCCCTGGAAGAGTAGAAATTTCAGTTCCACGTCCTCCTTCTCTTCGAGGCAACCAAAAATCCTCAAGCATAGCCATGTATTTCTTATCATCGCGAATCTCTCCAGTATTTGCATCATAAACAAGTTTGTTGCGATATCTCATCATGACATCGCGAAGATATTGTTCTGCTTTTACCTTTGGAAGATTGCCGACATCAATATAAAAAATTCTACGTTCTGGTGCTCTTGACAATCTGTAAATAACCAAAGAATCTTCAATCATTCTAAGTTGATTGAGAGATTTGATTGCTTTGTGGAGATATGATAAAGTTGATCCTTTATTTCTGTCTACAAGACCTGAGGTGCAATATGTGATTGCATCTCTTGCAATTTTGATTCCTTGATTTGCCCCAGTTTGCATGGGATTGCCAGTTGGATAAACTGACTTTGGATTATAAATGAAATACTCTTCAATCTCTGGGAAGTCATAATCCATAGGATTATCACTCTTAATTCTTATTACAGAAGATGTGTCATTTTTCTTTTTCTTCTGCTGCCTAACATAACGCATTTTCATTGCGTCAATATATCTCAACTCTTGAATTCCTTCTTGAGGATTTTTCAGATCAATAATTTTATGATAATAAAGTCTTCCGTCTACATACCAGTTTCTATAGATTTCGTGTGCCTTTTTATCAAAGTCTAAAAGATTTAGAATATATTTAAACTCTTTGCGTATTTTAGTTTTAATTCCATCACTAGCATTGAGATTTGAAAGTTCAATCTCTACAGGACTATCGTTTGTATCCGAAACAACTGCTTCATTTACAATATCTTCAATAGCACTATCTGCTTCAGGATGTAGTGCCATCTCACGATATCTTTTGATGAGATCAAATTCAGTGCGATATACACCTTCAATGTCTACATAAGAACCAAAAAAACCACTACTCATATAGTGGTCAGCCCCGTCCTCATTATTGGGAGGTACGGGGGAGACCGCTGATGGAGATAGTGGTTCTGTGTCCTCTATTGAGAACCCAAATAACTTACCAGACATTATTACAAACTTATTTGTCCCTACTATTTAGTAGGGACATTAATCAATCATCAAGCAGGAGTAGTGTCAGCACTATCGCTAACGCCTTGAGGTGCCCAGTAGTCTACTTGGAACTCAACTGTAAACTCTTCGATAGTATCAGAAGAATCGTATGAGAGATCAATAGCACTGATATTAGTTGGGAAGATACCAAAGAAATCATAAGTATATGCTGGTACTAAACCGGAACCAGAAGTAGATGAGAGATTTGAAGTTGCTCTCTGTAACTGAGTAACAGTTGCTGTTGACTTATATCCATTAGGGTCCTGAATACCAGAACCATCTTGATATTGAGCAATCTGTTGCATCCAATTCTGGAATGATTCTCTCAATACGAAATCAACATCATTCATAATGGTTACAGTCCAGGTATCGAATGTACGATCCCCAGCAACCTTCATGATTCTTCCTCTGAAAGGAACATCAATTGCAGCAACGTTTGAAGCTGGAA